CATGTACACTCTAAATTTAAACACATCATTTCCTTGTGACGTATTATTAGGCATATCTTGAACCCACATTTTAGGGTATTCTAAATCTTTTAAACCAAAAGTTTCAACTAATTCTGATTCTTCACCATTACCGAAAGACTTAATTATAAAGTTTGCTTCTGAATAGTCTTCTAATATGTCTATTATCTCAATATAACTTGCCATTATCCTAAAAATAAGTTAACTGTTGGTTTACCTTCATGCGGTCTAACTTCATCAAATTCATCCTCCGTACAAAACAAAGGGTATAAATCTTTATTAGCACATAAGTAGTCGCTTAAACGTTTACTAAAGAACTCTGCTTTATCCTTAAACCTGTTTTCTATCCTGTAAGATGCTTTTAAATCGATAGGTGTAGCGTTATCACTTCTATTAGTAGAAACGTTCTTATTCCTAAACTCGTACAGTAAAGGTATTTGTAACTCGTATTGTACCCAGTATAATAAGGCATCACTAACATAGTCTACCATTAATGTTTCATCATCCCCTGTAATTGTATCAGCTATTACCTTAGTTTTTAAATCATCATACAATTTAGTACCTAATAGGTTTTGAATGTATTGAATTTGTGACTGCCAAATAGTAGGTAAAATTTTCTTATAGTCCGTATTCTCATCAATAGCACTATTCTCTTTTACGTATTTTTCACTTATAAATAATGCTCTCATTCTATATTATTATCTAATTTGTAAATAAGTCTCAAATCTCTTGTCGTTTTACTCTGTGGTTGTGTAAATATCATATCTAATAAAAACATTAAATCTTCATTCTTAGCCTTTAGTTTTCTATAACTACTTACTTTAACCTTACTAATCTTTGTTGCCATACGTGTCTGCAAAATGGTGTTGTTACTCCTGTATCAGGGTTATTATAAAATCCTCCTCTACTTGCGAATACATTTGGTAATTGTCCGTTATTCAAAGCATTTATATCTGCTCTCGTCCAACTTTTATTTTTACTTTGATTTACTAAATCTCTGCAAAAGTCCCGTGTTGTATCTATTACTGCATCCCCTTTAATATCAGTTCGTTTAATGTATTTATAAACTACAAACACCTCATTTTGTTTAGCCTCTGCCGTTCCTTTTGCTGTTAGTTCGTTACTGCTATTAATTAGTTCTTCTCCTACTAAATCACTTAATAAGTCGTTTAATTGTGACGTTGTAACGTTTAATGATTCTCTAATCTGTGGAATATCAGTCCCTTTATTTAGCAAACCCAATAACGCCAAACCCTCTTTACTTGCAAAGTATTCTTTTTTAAATTGGTCTGCTTGTCTGTTTGCGTCTTCTATATTTAATGCGTGTATCTCTCTTTGGTCTATAAACTCAAACTTTGAATCGTCAGTACCACAATTAGAGAAATACTCCTCAAAACTGAAAGGCTTATCTTCACTAAAATCAGACTTCAAAGGTGAATAACCTACTCGCTCACGTCTTTCATCCATTGTTAAGATTTGAGCCAATTCCTGCTCTGTTGGTTGTAATGAAACAACATCTAATTTAATAATCTTTAATACCTCAGGTAATCCATTATAACCTATAACCGCATTGAAAAACTCCTCTATATTTCCCTGCTCAGTATCTACATAAGTATTTTGGAATATCTCACCAGCTATTCTTGTTTCTTCTCCTTTATTTCCGAACCCTCCACTATCTGCCATACCATTTATAGCAGGGTTAAAGTTGTGTCCTGTAAATATCTCTTCTCTAACTTGTTTATTTAGGCTTATGTATCTATCGTCTTGACCGTTATCACCTAAAGGCATTATATCAATACCACTATCTTTATCTTCATTAAAGGCTTTTAATATCTTACCAGCGTTATCTGTACCAGTAAAAGCATCATCAAACCTTTTGTTAATGTCTTGTTGTTGTTCGTCTGTTGGTGTGCCGTTGTTAAATTGTACTAAGTACCCACCACTAAAACCATTCTTAACATTGTTTAAAACAAAATTACTTATTTCATAATCTGATTCAATATAAGGAACTGCACCAATATAATCAGGTAAAGGGTATTCTTTTGAGTCGGGTCTATAATCTTTATAATAAACTATGTATCTTTTATCCTTTTTTACTTCTGAACTATCCCACGGAAACGGGTACAATGTTTCAAAATCATCATTATCTTGGGGCATTTTAGTAGTCCAGTCTGAGGTATAGCCGTATTTTAATTCTGACTTATTACCCTCTTTATCTGTTGTAATTTTAAATTGTCTTACTTTACTAAAGTCAATATGTGTAGGAGTAACCTTTTCAAGTGTGTGGTCTGTAATCATTTCACACGCAAACCCACCGAATATAGTTCTATCTAAAGAAATATCACGGGTTATTTTTTCCCTCTCTATTGATTTAATAAAGTTTCTAATGTCTGTTCTTTGTTGTAGTTGTAAACCTACTTTATCAAATGTCCACCCTTGACCAACGATATATTTATTCTTACCGTTGATTATACTATTATTCTTTGCACTTCTATTGTACAAGTATAGTAAATAATCAGGATAAAGGTTGTTCCACTTCTTAGCGTCTTTGTCTCCTCTTGCTGTGTAACCGTATTGAACGAACTCACTATTTTTTACCTCCTCAAATGTTGGTGGTTTATGTGATTCAAATCTAACAAGGCTTTTACCTTGCTGTTTAATAAATATATTATTGTTCATATACTTTGTATGTTACATCTGTTTCGTAAGACTTGTAGTTGCTTACTTGGTCACCCTTTAAAGTCATTATGCCACGCTCTACAATTGTTAAGCCTGTTGGGTCTAAATTGGTTGAGCCTGTTGCTTGTTCATAGATAAAAAAATGATACCTACCCTGTAAACCCAAAATTAATTTACTGTTTAACGGGTCGTTAACACCCTCAGTAATATCAAATAAATTGTACCTCTCTTGCTGAGCCGTTGTAGCTAAGTCCTGACATATACAAAAATAACTTACTTTAGTTTGGTCACTCTCAAATTGAAACAAGTAAACAGGGTCTGTTATAGTTGTCTTCTCTGAAAGCGTTAAAGTAATATTACTATTTAGTTGATTCTTTTTTAGTTGCATCTTTCTTTGTTGGTTCGAAAATATCTAATCCTAATTTCTTGTATAGTTTAATACTTTTCGGGTCGTCCTTTATAGTTCCACTCCATACACCTCTAAGGGTAATATGTGCGCCTATTAATTTCTTTCTAATCATAATACAAATATAATAAAACTAGGGTAGAATTAACCACCCTAGTTAAGTTTAATTTTATGCTGTCGTCAATCCTGCAACTACTGTTGCGTCAACTACATACGGGTAGTGACTCTCTTTAGATGTAAAACCTAAAGTGTAACCGCTTAAGTCTCCAAATGCTTTACCTGTTGCGCTCTGGTTAGTTCCTCCCATTTTTCTCGCACCTGTATCTATACCGATAACGTGCCATGTATCATTCATATCTTGATAAATGATAGTAACGGGTTTAGATGCTACTAATTTTAATTCAACGTTTTTCTCCTTTGTTAATTTATTCAACATTAGATTCATAACCGATTCATAAAACAAAGTACCGTTTTCCTCTGAAAGGTTTTCAGTTGTAACAACGTCTGCAATTTCTTTGTTAATTTTGTACTCGTAAAAGTTAGATAAAGCAACTTGTGCTAATACCGTAACTTCTCCATCTACTATTGTAAATGAACTAATGTTTTCCGTTTGTGTGATTTTAATAGTACCGTTTTTAATACCTCCTACAGAATCATCACATTCAAATTCAAATCCTTGTGTTAGTGGACACGCCATAATATTTTAGTTTAAAAAAAAGGGTAGCAGTTATTACCACCACCCTCTTTAAGTTTATATTTTATTTTAATTAAGGTACTAAAGTAAATTCAACGATTTCATCACCAAAGGCGTACTGTACACCTCTTTTGAATGTTACATCATAAAACACTGATTTGTTAGTTGCTGGGTTAACTCTTACATCAACTGCATCCTCATCACCAGTTCCATCTACTCCAATAGTACAATTAGAATCCCTCATTATAATCATTCTCTCAGTTCCTGCTACACTCGGTAAACCAACTGTTTTTTTGATTCTTAAATCTGTACCGTATAAAGTTTCTATACCGTCTTCACCTTTAAAGTGAAATAAGTTAGCGTTCTTTAAAGCAATAACATACTTTTTGTAAACTGAATTTGGCATCCATAAAGCTAAATCTGCTTCTGAGTCAATGTTTACATTAATAGCCGTCCACATTGCGTCTAAAATAGTTAAAACGTTTGCAGTTGTAATACCTGTTGCAACTGTTACGGCTCCCGTGTTACCATCAATTACTGTTCCATCAGCATCTACAATTTTAAGTAAACCATCATAGTAACTTAAATTGTTTGTACCTGATAAAGTATCACCTTGAAAATCTGAGATAGTCAATTGATTTTTTAACTTGTTCATTTTAGTATCTAACCAAAGTCTTTCAATTTCACCCGGAACTTCTGCCTCAGTATTTGCACCTGTTTTCATTAATTGCTGAGTCCAAAACCCGATTAAATCCTTAACACATAAATCCTCAGAAATTGCAATTGCTCCTACTGTGATTGTTCTTTGTGTTAATGTTGTTGTTCCTGCTGGAGTTCTACTACAACCATCTGCTCCGAAAATTACATCAGAGTCTAAGATTTGTAAATTTGAACTACCTTTAATACCTGCTTGGATATTTACCGATTCCGCTAAACCACCAGTCGCTTGTACTTGTGCGATTAAAGGGAAATCCATATCCTCAATATAAGCCGTTAAGGCTGTAACATCAAATGCCATAATTAATTGTTTTTAGTTTGTTTAATGAATATGTTTGTATCTTCTTTTTGAAACACATTCTTTTTTTTCTTTACTGGTTCTTTTGTCGGAGTGCTAAACACTTCTTTCAAGGCTTCACCTGTATTATCCTTTAACTCTTTGAACATTCTCTTTTGTTCGTTAAGTTCTTCATGTAAAAAGTCAGTCTCTTTTTTAAATTCCTCTCTTAAAGATTCCTCTAATTTTTTAAATACTGATTCTTTAGTGATTGACTCAATTACTTTTTTGACTCTTTGTTCAACCTCAGTTGATTTGTCTTTTGCCAATTCTTCATCTACTGGAGCTTCTTTCTCTTCAATAGTAGCCTCTTTAATTTCAGCAATAACACCATCAACTTCTACAACGATAATCATTCCATCCGCTAACTCATATTCACCCATAGGCATTGGAACGGGTGTACCGTCTTCTGCTTTCATTGTGATAGTTGCATTTGGTTCTAACGCTGGTTCAACTGTTACAACTGTAACACCGTCAAGTAAAGTAATCTCTTCAAACTTTTGTTTTACTTCCTCAGTACTAGCTTTCTTTTCTACTACTTCTAAATCTTTCAATTCGGGAGTCTCAGAAAAATATGCCTTAACTTTGTCAAGTATGTTTTTATTATCTTTCATTTACTTAGTTTTTTAATAATGTAAATTATATTTTAATATGTAGTTTTTGGACAAATGACTTTAAATCACTAATGAATTTATCCTCTGCTTGGTCAAACATTCCTTCAACACTAAACCCTCTAAACGTTCCATCTTTTACAGACTGCCAAACTTGCTCATTGTCTACTTTCATAGAAATAAACCAACTACCCTCAGGTGCTTCATCATATCCTTTTGGAATACTAATGCCTCTACTCTCGTCTATTAGAAATGATTCAAACACATAAACCCCTTCAAGGAAATTATCCGTATCATGGTTTGCGTTAGTTTGATTTGTTAGATTGTTTTTAAAGAATTGTGTTGCAATGTTCTTTACTGATTCAGCCGTAAATTTTACATAGTATTCTCTGCCGTCTTCATCTTGTCGGTAAATTGGTTTGTCTGCCATCATAGCAAAACCACTCACAATTCTTTTGTCTTCTGATATTACTCTAAAGTTCTGCTTCTTTTTAAAAGCCATGAAATCTGATTCAATTGCTGGACTGTCTACCAATGCGATTTGGAAATCTAATTCCGTTCCTTCTGTTAATATTAACTCTATAACTTCCATACTGTAATAATGTTAAATTATTATTAGTATGTAGTTTAAAATATAAAGCACAAAAAAAACCGCACTAAATTAATAATGCGGTTTTTGGTTTATTTGTTTATGGTTACAACAATGGTTTTGCTATCTCAATAATATCTTTAAAATTCTCTAGGAACTTATCTCTAAGGTCTGCGGTCTTGAAGTTTAGGAATACTCTAGTATAGCTATTTACGCTACAAGATTTGATATAGTCACTCTCAAAAATAATAATCTCTTTACTTACAAATGAATCACTCCAATCAGCCGTCCACCCGTCATTGTAACAGTCTCTTAGTAGTTCGAGTTTACGTAGTGCTTTGTATTTACCCATGATTCCAGATTCTATTGATAAAAGAGTATTAGTAAATTCATTACCATTTAATTTAACATATTCTCTCCAACTATTAGGCAACTGCTTTTCAATCTTCTTGAACTCAACAGTTATCTTCTTATCTGTGATAGTGTGTGGACCAAGTTCGTAACCGTCAGGTACATCAATACTAATCTCTGTTGGTTTGGTTTTGTATTCTATGATTTTAGCAAAACCATCCCGTATTGAATAAAGCTGAGTCTTTCCATTTGTGGTATAGTATATGCCTGAGGTACATTTATGTATTATTGAGATAGCAAAACCATTGTTGTAACCATAAACAAATAAACCAAAAACCGCATTATTAATTTAGTGCGGTTTTTTTTGTGCTTTATATTTTAAACT